TCCCCGTCGCTGTCAAAACTCGGCATCATACGCGCTTCTTTCCATATACCGGCTCGCCCGGAAATGTGTCGGGACAAGCTGCAATTGCCGACCGGCCAAGATCCGTTAACTGCCATGCGCTGATTGGCCCGCCGCTTCGAAAAGGCATTCCTTGCCCGACTTTACCCCATAGCGTGCGCTCTACCCAACCAGCCTTTTCTAGGCTGGTCAGCGTTGCCCCGGTTGCCGTTCTTTCTAGACGGTCGTCGTACTTGTTCTTGAGTTCCGACGCGAGGAATGGGCGGTGCTGCAAAGCCCGCGATTGCTTGAGGGCCTTGAGCCAGAACCATCGTGCGCGGGTGAGGTGTGGAATAGCGGTCATGCGCCATCGTCGCCGTCGCTGTCGCCGCGCGTAAAGTTGCGCGTCCAATCCTCCACACACCGTGCGGGAACGGGTTCCCCAAGGTAACGCGCTGGTAGTTCTCCGCGTTCTAGCATTTCCAGCAGGATGGAGGCGGGGCCGCTGATATTGCGCTCGCCAGTTGCCCAGCGATGCACGGTTGACCGATCAGCAATGCGAAGGATGCGGGCTATTTGTGCGATAGATAGCCCTTGAGAGTGTCGGATGTGGTTGAACTCGGCGGGGGTCATGACTGCTGGTCCCTTATGGCTATTGCTTCTTCAAGCAGCACGCCCTGTAAGTCTCGCAACGCTGCGATGCGGGCGTAGTGTGTTCTGCGGTCAGCCGCGAGGCGGTCTTGGTCTGGGTAGTCTCGCCCGTTCGGCGTGACCTCCTTGAGCCACTCAACAACGAGGTTAATGCTACGGTTGGCTTCGAGGCGCAAGCGGATCAAGTCCTCCGGGGCAGTGCCGTTGATGTTGATGGTGGGACGGATTAGCGCGCTCATGCATTCCGCTCCCGTACCGCCCAAAAGCGGCCATAGGTTTCAGGCAGCTTTCTGCGGCTATCAAGACCGAGATCTGCCATAACTTCCGCAACGGTGACGACCGGGCGAGTGCCGAAGCGGGTGAGGGTGGTGTAGTGAGTGATGCGGTTTGCCATTTGTGTATTCCCTTGTTGGTGGGCAGTGCCCGTTGCGTTGAAACCACCTTAGCGCCAGCGATGCGGATTGCAACAGCTATTTTCACCCGCCAAGGGCATCGTTTTTCCGCGCGAGCATCGCCGGTACATTGGTACACACCCTAAAGGGTGTGTGTACCGTACGTACCGGACTCGCTTTTGCCCCGGTCAATGTACGTACCTAATGTACCGGAATGTGTAAATCATTGTTTTTCCTATCCTTTTTTAGGTACATTGCCAAATGTACCGCAATGTACCGGCCTCAATTTCGCCTCATGAGCATGGCCGAGCCTTCGACCCCGCAAATCACCGTCCAGCCATGCTCGTACGGGGCAATTATCTCTGCCAAAGTGAGTGCCCCGATCAGCCTGTTTGTCTCGCTTGGTTTGATCGCCTGCTTGGCGCCGGCCTCGCTTTTGGCAATGCCGCTTTCCATGAGGTAGGACACAATGGCCGACCGGCTAACGTACGGCTTGCTCTCTCTCACTTCCGCCCCAGAGGCCCACCAGGCGTTCTCGAACAGCTTGCGGTGCTTTGCCGTGGCGCTCTCCTTCTCGCGCTCCACAGGCGCTTCCAAGAACTGCACGACAGCACTTGTGACCGCCTCGCCATCCTCATCGATCCAGCCGGGAATCGTCACGCTCTCCAATGTCGCGTAGACGGTCGGCGCTAACTCCGCATCCTTGCTCTTGCGCTGAACGATCTGCATGGGCGCATCTGCCTTGGCGGGAATGATGGACACCTCGATGTCGAGCGCACCGCGCCATGCCGAGGAGCCGCGCGCACGGTGCTGCGCCTCTTCCGATACACCAGTATGGTGCACCAGCAGCACTGAGCAATTGAACTCGGCCATGAGCGCATTGCAGGCGTCGAGCATGGACTTTGCATCCTGCGCGCTATTCTCATCGCCAAGGAGGAAGCGGTGCAGAGTGTCTACCACGATCAGCCGGGGAAGCTCGCCAAGCGCGCGAACGCTCTCGACCACCCGGCGATAGCCTTCCGCCGTGTTAAGGTCGCAGCCAGCCCTTGAGAGCCACATGGTAAGGCGTGTGGCACCTCGTGCCACCTTCCACGCTGCAACGCGCCCACGCAGGCCGTGGTGCCCTTCACCGGCCAAATAGACGACTGCACCCGGCTTGACCTTGTGGCCATTCCATTCGGGCAGGCTTGCGGCCATGGAGAGGCACCAGTCGAGGACGACGAATGTCTTGCCGCCGCCGCTAGGTCCGTGAACCATGATAAGCGCGCGGTCTTGCAGCCAATGCTTGACCAGCCATGAGATCGGCGCGGGGCTTTGCGCGAAGTCATCCGCTGGGATAAGCCAATCGGATTGCGGCGGGGATAGCAACCCGGCGAGATCACCCCCACCCTGCGCGTAATCGTTAGCGTCCCCCTGCACTGGCGGCGAGATAACCCGTGCCCCGTGCTTGGCCGAGGCTTGATCGGCGTATCGCAGACCGACCCCGCTGGCATCATTGTCGGCCACGATCACAAGTTCCTGCAGCGCACCGTGTTGCTCGCGCAAGGTGCCGGTAACAGGCACAAGGTTCGATGCACTGTAAGCGACGGCGCAGGGTCTTCCGGTGACCTGGTGGATGGTGGCGGCAGTGGCGAAGCCTTCCGCAATGTAAAGCGGACCAGGATCATCCATTGTGCCGACAATCCAGAAACAGCCACCCGTCTGCCCGCCAGGATGGTAGAGCTTGCCGCCATCCCCATCGATGTATTGGAGCGAGGACAATGCGCCGTCTGGTGTGTAAAGCGGGACGGCCAGCCGCCCATCACTTGTCACCCTCGCGCCGTGCGGTGCAATGCCCTTGCGCGCCAAGTAGGGGTGCGCCTCGCTTGCAGCCATGCAAGAGGCCCAGATCGATGACACGGTATCGGCTGCAACCTCGCGGGTTTTAGCAACCTCCGCATCGCGTAGCGCCTTGGCCTCTGCCAGCCGCCGCGTGTTTGCCATCTGCTCCGAGATAGTAAGCTCGCGGCCAATGTCCGCACGCCATGGTGCCTCGAAACCCAAACGCCAGCAACCAAAGCGGCCCGCTGGGATGCCGTCGCTGTAGGCTACATACCAGCCCGTCTTATCGCCCTTGCCCGGCGTTCCCTTGGTGCCCGATTGGAAGCGGTGCAGCTTGCCGTCGAGAACCACCGCAGCGGGAGGCGTAAGGCCCGCCGCTTCCATAGCCCGCTTTAACTGAACCTCTGGCGGGTCGTAGGTCGGGATTGGTGGCGGCGACCACGGACCGCCGAGGATGTTGGTTAGATCGGCCATTACTGCCCCCCGCGCAGGTAATCGGAGAGGGCCTTGATGGTGGCATATGTGGGGTTCTGATTTGTGCCCGCGCGAATCGCGCTAATGGTGTTGCGGTGAATGCCTGTTCGCTCCGCAACCTTTTCGACGTTGCGGTCATCCAGCGCCGTCCTGATTTGTTCAAGGGTAAACAACATTCCCTCCTATAAAAATGCACAATGGGGGGTTTACACACGCCCACACCTCTTGTAAACCCACTTCACCCAGCGACCGGATCAGCCGACCGCTGGCATAGGAGCCAAACATGGCAATCAATCTCAAGAGGACAGGCACGCTGTCCGCTAACGGTGTAAAGCTGCTTGTCTACGGCCAGGCAGGATCGGGCAAGACCTCGCTCATTCGCACCCTGCCCGAACCCATTGTTCTTTCCGCCGAGGGTGGCCTGCTTTCCATCCAAGATGCGGACCTGCCGTTTATCGAAGTCACCTCGATGGACGATCTGCGCGAGGCTTACGAATGGGTCGCCGGATCGGACGAAGCCAAGGCTTTCGCTTCGGTCGCGCTGGATTCCATTTCCGAAGTTGCCGAGGTTGTCCTCCAATATGAACTGAAGCGCAATAAGGATGGCCGCGCTGCTTACGGTGAACTCAATACGACCATGAACGAGTTGATCCGCGCCTTCCGCGACCTGCCCGGCAAGCATGTCTACATGTCGGCCAAGCTGGAAAAGTCTCAGGATGAAATGGGCCGGATGCTCTATAATCCGGGGATGCCCGGTAAGTCGCTAACGCAGGGCCTGCCCTATTTCTTCGATGAAGTGCTGGCCCTTCGTGTTGAGAAGGACGCGGATGGTAATACCCAGCGCGCTCTCATGTGTGACAGTGACGGCCTCTGGTCTGCGAAGGATCGCAGCGGCAAGCTCGATGCTTGGGAGGCTCCCGACCTTGGCGCGGTTATCGCCAAGATTGGTGGTGGCATATGAGCCGCCTTTTTGAGAACATCGAATCTTGGGTTGAAGCCAAGGCCGCAGAAGCTGCTGCCACAAAGCGTCGGCGCGAGATCGAGGACCAGCTCGTTAAACAGTTTCAAATCCCTGAGAACTTGGAAGGCAGCAAAAATATTGAGGCGGAAAACTTCAAGATTAAAATTGAAGGCCGTATCAATCGCAAGGTTAATGCCGACAAACTGCAGGAACTTGCAGCTGAACATGGCCTGACCGAGCATCTCTCCAGCCTGTTCCGGTGGAAGCCTGAGATCAACATGACGCTCTGGAAAGCTGCAGATGCGTCAATCACCGCACCGCTTTTGAACGCAATTACAACAACCCCTGGCCGTCCTTCATTCACCATTACTAAGGAGTAAAAGACAATGGCATTTCTTGGCGAAACCTTTTCGACCGACGACCTCCCGCAATCGGAACGCAGCTACGAGCTGCTGCCAGACGGCTGGTATAACGTGACCATCACCAAGGCAGAACTTGGCACCACCAAGGCTGGCAACGGCCAGAAGATCGACATGCGTTACGACATCACCGGCCCTACCAATCAGGGCCGCGTTATCTTTGGCGCGCTGAACATCCGCAATCCAAGCCAGAAGGCCGAGGAGATCGGTCGCCAGCAGCTTGGCGAGATCATGCGCGCGGTTGGCCTTGCGAAGGTGCAGGACACCGACGAACTGATCGGCAAGAGCCTTGCGGTGAAGGTGAAGACCCGGCCTGCCGAGGGCCAGTACGAAGCGCGCAACGAAGTTGCAGGCTTTAAGGCCATCGCTGGTGGCATGGCACCCGCAGCGACTGCGGCACCTGCCGCTGCTGCTCCCTCCGCAGCCAGCCCGCCGTGGGCCAAGCGTTAAGCCAGTCGTTCCCGGACCCCTGCCAGCGATGGCGGGGGCGAGGATAACCACTGGAGTGATATATGACCGCCATTCCACCACCTACCACCACCATTGCGTCACTCATTGACGCTTACCACGAGCAGCGCGAGGACAAGCCGCGTCCGCACCTTGGCGCGTCCCTGCTAGGGCACCACTGCGACCGTTGGCTTTGGCTTTCGTTCCGCTGGGCTGTGCAGGAACAGTTTTCGGGCCGCATCCTTCGCGTGTTTCGGCGGGGGCACATGGAGGAGGACGTAATCGTTTCGGACCTTCGGGCGATTGGTGTCGATCTGCGCCACACCGGAAAGACGCAGCGCCGCGTCCTATTTGGCGCGCATGTTTCCGGCTCGCTGGACGGCATTGCAGAGAGCGGCGTTCCCGGCGCGGAAAAGACCCGGCATGTCGTCGAGTTTAAGACGCATTCGAAGAAGTCATTCGACGACCTCGAGCGGCACGGCGTCCAGAAGTCCAAGCCGCAGCACTGGTTCCAAATGCAATCCTACATGCATGGCACCGAGATAACCCGCGCGCTTTACGTGGCCATCTGCAAAGATGACGACCGCATTTACACCGAGCGCGTTAAATACGACCGCGAGGCTGCGGAGGATGTTATTGCAAGGGGCCGCGCTATCACGCTGGCCGACCGAATGCCACCGCCTATCTCTACGGACCCGTCATGGTATCAGTGCAAGTTCTGCGCCGCGCATAGCTTTTGCCATGAGCGCCAACCAACCAAGTTTGCCAATTGCCGAACCTGCGCGCACTTCACGGTGCGAGAAACCGACTTCCTTTGCGAGCGTTGGGGCGATGCCGTGCCGGTAGACTTCCAACACACTGGGTGTGACAGTCACGTACTCCACCCCGACCTGGTGCCGTGGCCGATGGAAGGCAGCGAGGACGGCCTGTCCGTCACATGGCTGATTGACGGCAAGCGCGTGCTGAACGGTGAAGGCGGTTATAAGAGCCGCGAGATCGTCGCCAATCCAGAGGCGTGCGGGCATCCGTTTGTTGAAGCCGCCAAAGAGGCGTTTCCGGGGGCGGAGATATGCTGAGGGACTACCAGCGCCGGGCTGTCGACCAGCTTTACGATTGGTTTGGCAAGCACCAAAACGGCAATCCGTGTTTGGTACTTCCAACTGGAGCGGGGAAAAGTCACGTTGTCGCGTGCTTGTGCAAAGAGGCTTTGCAAGAGTGGCCTGAGACCCGGATTCTGATGCTTTCGCACGTTAAGGAAATACTAGAACAAAACGCCGAGAAGCTGCGCCAGCATTGGCCAGGTGCGCCTATGGGCATTTACAGTGCCAGCATGGGGCGCAAGCAACTTGAAGAACCGATCACGTTTGCAGGCATTCAATCTATTAGGTCAAAGGCTCAGAAGGTGGGCCACGTTGACCTTGTAATTATCGACGAATGCCACCTTGTCAGCCATGCCGACGAAGGCGGGTATCGAACGCTGATAAACGACCTCCTAGCGATTAACCCGGCCATGCGCGTGGTTGGCTTGACCGCTACCCCCTACCGCTTGGGGCATGGCCTGATTACAGACGCGCCTGCCCTATTCTGCGACCTGATCGAACCCGTTTCCATTGAGGAACTGGTGTTTAAGGGCCACCTATCGCCGCTGCGCTCCAAGGTGACAAAGACCCGCCTTGACGTTTCCGGCGTCCACAAGCGCGGCGGGGAATACATCGAAAGCGAACTGCAAGCCGCCGTTGATACCGATCTAAACAACATGCAAGCGGTGCGCGAAGTGCTGGCACTTGCCGGGGATCGCCGCTCCTGGCTGTTCTTCTGCGCTGGTGTCAAACATGCGCAGCACGTTGCCGAGGTGCTGGCCGAATACGGCATTGCCGCAGGCTGCATCACCGGAGCAACCGGAAAGACCGAGCGCGCCGATTTGATCCGCCGGTTTCGCTCTGGCGAGATTCGCGCGCTTACCAATGCCAATGTGTTGACGACCGGATTCGATGCTCCCGGCATTGACCTAATTGTCATGCTGCGGCCTACCATGTCGCCTAGCCTCTACGTCCAGATGGCTGGGCGCGGAATGCGCGTAGCCGATGGGAAGCAGGATTGCCTTGTGCTGGACTTTGCAGGCGTTGTGCAGGCGCATGGCCCGATCACCGCTGTGCAGCCGCCAAAGCGCAAGGATAGCGGCACAGGCGAGACACCAATGAAGGTGTGCGAAAACTGCGACGAGCTGGTCCACATTAGCGTGATGGTTTGCCCCGCCTGCGGGCAGGAGTTCCCCGCGCCTGAGCCTAAGACCTACACGCTGCACGATGACGACATTATGGGGCTTGACGGCGATACGCTAACCGTCACCTCTTGGGCCTGGCGGGCACACACCAGCCGCGCGAGCGGAAAGGAGATGCTGGCCGTGACGTATTACGGTGCGCTGTCTGACACGCCAGTTACGGAATACCTTACGGTGCTGCATGACGGCTACGCGGGCGACAAGGCCCTGCGCTTGCTGGCAACCATCGCCGGTAAGGCTGGTGTGCAGCTTGAGCCGGGCGCAGGGCTGGACGATACCGCCAATGCGCTTAACAATGGCCAGTGCCCGAGTGAGTTAGAGTACCGCCGAGATGGCAAATTTTACCGCGTATTGAAAAGGACATGGGCATGAGAGCGCCGAAGCCGCAGGCATTGTCGGATTACGAGGCTTGGCGAGCTAAAGGCCCGCCGCGCTTCTGCTGGAATTGCGACCATTACGCGGGCAACGGTGCTTGCATGGCGTTTAACATGACGCCGCCGCTCGATTTTACGCAAACCGAAGGAGCCTGCCCAACATGGGAGCAAGAACTGCCGTTTTGAGGACGCCGCGCACTCGCCAACCAACCGGCGAACGCATCCGCACCGAACACGAAGAACAGCGCGAGGTAGTAAGCTGGTTTCGCCAGACCTACCGCCCGTGCCGTATCTTTGCGATTCCGAACGGCGAACAGCGCACAAAGACCACCGGGGCTAGGCTCAAGGCCGAAGGCGTTAGCGCAGGTGTTCCCGATCTACTGGTGCCTGCGCATTGCCTGTGGATCGAGATGAAGCGCAGCCAAGGCGGGAAGGTTAGCGCCGTGCAGAAAGAGTGGCACGGATACCTAAACGAAATCGGCCACACCGTGCTGGTTTGCTACGGTGCAGCCGATGCGAAAGAGAA